ACATTAATATCACCAACAACTAGACACTTATGTCACTTTGGAACTGAAACAACGATTGGAACTACGACAACACAAGATGATATGTTTATAAGATTTTCAAATCAAGAAGATATAAACAGTTATACAATCACAGCAACCAACAGTGCTGGTGATTTTAGATTGCAAGATGGTACAAAAATTATAAGTGCGATAAAAGCAAAAGAAACAATTCTAGTGTTTACAGACAATGCATTGTACACAATGAAATTTGTAGGTGCACCTTTTACATTTAGCTTTGAACAGGTTGGTACAAACTGTGGATTGATCGGTAAGAATGCAGTTGTTGAAGTTGATGGTGCTGCATTCTGGTTGTCACCAAATGGTTTCTTTATGTTTGATGGTACAGTTAAATCACTGCCATGCACAGTAGAGGATTTTGTATATAATAATTTTGATACTACAAAAGGTCAACAAGTTGCAGCAGGTATTAATAATTTATTTACAGAAGTTATTTGGTATTATCCTTCACAAGGATCTAGTTTTAACGATAAATACGTTGTGTTTAATTACGGTGAATCTAGCAGTTCTAGAATGCCAGGAGGCATATGGTATACAGGAACAGAGTCAAGAACATCTTGGATTGATGCAATTGTATACCCTAAACCTTATGGAACAAAATATGACAGCACAGCAAATGGTACTTTTCCGGCAGTTGTAGGTCAAGATGGTTTAGGTCAAACTAAATTTTTTGAACATGAAGTTGGCACAGATCAAGTTAATGAAGATGGTTCAACAACAATAGTTACATCTTTTGTAAAATCATATGATATTGATATAGAACAAAGACAAAGAGGTATGGCAGGAATGCCTTCTGGACCAAAAGTATCTGGTGAATTTTTATTAGCAATGAGAAGATTCGTACCAGACTTTAAAGCTTTAACGGGAAATGCTAAAGTTAGTCTAGGTGTTAAAAGATACCCACAAGAATCTGACACCACAACTGCTTTAAGTCCTTTTACAATAACTTCTACAACTATTAAAAAAGACACTAGAGCTAGAGGTAGATTTGTAAATGTTAAAATAGAAAACGATAGCTCTGGTGAAGAGTGGAGATTTGGTACATTAAGACTTGATATACAAGGAGATGGACGTAGATAATGACAAAAATAAATATAAGAATACCAGAACCTAAACAAGAATATGATGTTTCTAACCAGAAACAAATAAATAGAGCTTTAACTATTATGAAAGATCAGTTAAACTCTACTTTTTTAGATGAGGTGAAACAGGAGCAAGAGAGATTCTCTTGGTTTATAAGTGGCTAATATATACAAAAACGAATTAATAGATTTAACTACCACAGATAACACTGTAATATATACAACACCCGCTGATTCTAGGGCCATAATTAAAAGTATATTAGTATCAGAGGATGCTGGGTCAGGATCTACAATAACTTTCACTATAACAAATGCTGCCTCTGCAGTATTTAACTTGTTTAAAGACAAGGCGATAGCCTCAAAAGCAACAACAGAGCTGTTAACACACCCTTTAATTTTAGAAGAAAATGAGGTATTAAAGGCACAAGCAGCTGATGCAAATGAATTACATGTTATTGCATCAATATTGGAGATAAATAGGGATTAATATGTCATTTATAGAAACAGAAGCATCTTATAGAATAGAAATAATAAATGGAAAACCTGTTAAAATTATTACACCACAAACAGAAGTTACATTAACTAATATGAAAACAGGACAAGAATATAATTCAGATGCAGAAGCTATGCAAGATGTGCAGAATCCTGAAACAGAAACTGTAGCTGACGATATTAAAAGAGATGTAAAAGTTACTGTAGAAGCTTTACCACTTGGAGGTAGCACTAAGTTATGATGAGTCCATACGATCAATCAGTGTATGATGCAGGTTTTAAATACATACCTCAAAGTAGATTTTTATTAAATCCATTTCAAATACCACAAGGCGGTGGTGGAGGTGGTGCAACAGCCTCTACTCAACCAGGCTTGCCCTCTATAAATATGGGCGGTGGCGGAGGTGGTGCTCCTTACACTGGAGGCATAACTGGTTTAACAACTGATTTTCAAAAAGCAGTGGATGCTAGAACAAAGAGATTAGAAGATGCGTATAATAATCCTAGCACAGTAAAAATTTTTGGATCACCTGCATTTACACAAGATGTTAATCCTGCAGACGCTGGGTTTTATGTTGCAGAAGATATGCGAATACCACAACAAAGAACTATGTTAGGAAAAATGTTTCAGCCACAATCACCACGAGAGATCATGGAACAGGGGTATGAACCAATGACAAACATAGGTATACTAAATGCTATCTTAGGCAAAGCTGATAAATTTGGAACTTTACCTAGAGCTGATCAAGCATTTATTACAAGTCAAATGGGTTACACTGGTCCAACAGTATTTGGTGAAAATCAATCTGGATTATCTAAAGATCCGTTTGGATTAAATACTAGATCTGCATTTGGTAATTATGCAGAAAGAGTTGGAGTAGAGGCAGACAAACTTGGTAAAGCTCTTACTAAAAGTGCAGCTAAAAGAGGTTTAACTTTTGACGCATCTCAAGGAGCTCTTGTAGATGCTGCAGGAAATATTATAGATGAAGATGAATATGATGCAGCGATGAAAGATTTTATTAACAAAACAAATTTAATGAGAACAAAATTCAATTTTTACACACAAAAAACAAAAGAGAGAGATGATCTTAGAAGACAAGATGAAGCAAGATTAGAAGCTGAGAGACAACAAAGAATATCTGATGAAAGAGCTGCTGGAAGAATTGCAAATCAACAAATGCAAAGACAGGAAGGTGGTGGAGGAGGTAGTAATTTAACTAGATCTAGAGAACAAGGTGGTCTTGGTTTATCTGCTTCTCAAGCACAAGCTATATCTGAAGCAAATCGAGCTGCAGGTATGGGTGGATATGGTTTAGCTGATGGTGGTAGAGTTTATTATATGAACGGCGGACTAGCTGACCTTGTAGATATATATGATTGATTATAGGAGAAAAAGACTATAAAAAGGACAAACTATGGCAATTTCAAGAATGAATATGGAAAGACAAATGCGTAATATGGGTGGCATCATGGGTCTCGAAGAGCCAAGACAAGGGTATTTCTTAGGTAAAATTGTAAAGAAAGCTAAAAGAGCTGTTAAAAAAGTAGTTAAATCACCTCTAGGTAAGGCTGCATTGTTAGCAGGTATAGGTTTTGGTATACCAGGAACTAGTATCGGTGGTTTGTTTGGAAGAGCAGGTTTTGGTGGAGCTGCAAAAGGATTGTTTGGTACACAAGGTATTGCACCTTTTGCAAGTAAATATTTTGGATCAGGTTCTAAGTTATCAACTATAGGAGATATTTTTAGAGTAGGCGGTAAAGCAGGAGCTGATGTAAGTGCACTAAGATTATTAGGTGGTGGACTTGGAGCTGCAGCAATCGCTGCACCATTTTTAATGGGTGGTGATGACGAAGAGGATGTTCCAGAAGAATCATTTACTGGTCCAATAAGCAGTGTTGAAGATATTAGAGGCCAAGCTAGAAGATATTACGGTGACCCTACAAACTCTGCATTATATTTTATGCCTCCTAAATCAGCTGTAAAAAGTTCTTTCTACGCTGCTGATGGTGGATTAGCTGACATACCAAGAGAAGGCTATAGAGTTGGTGGTGGTGTAATGAGTATGTTAGGTAAGGCAAAAGACATGGTCAAAGCTGGTGTAGGTAAAGTTAGATCTTTATTTGATGATGCAGATATAAATGTAAGTATTAGAGACGAAGACGTTATGACAGACGCAGGACTACAGGCACAAGCTGTTGGTCAAGATGTATTTATAACACCTAAATCAAACAAAGCTGTACAAGTTATGGAAGAGTTAATTGATGAAGGATATGATATTGCTAAAGCAGAAGATGGTACTTATGCAATTAGTTCTGTAGACGAAGGCGCTTTAGATATAATTACTCAAAGACTACGAATAGGTAGCAAAGGCGCAGATGAATTTATACAAAGTCAGGACTACTATGGTGGCCCTATGGATGAAGAATCAAAAATGATCTATGATGCTTTAAGAAACAGAAAAGCAGAAGGTGGTCTAATGGATTTAGGTGGCTTTGAAAAAGATTATAGAGAAGGTGGTTTTGTGCCAATAGGAGCTGAGGAGAGAGCGGACGATGTGCCGGCTAGACTTAGCAAAAATGAATTTGTATTTACAGCAGATGCTGTAAGAAATGCAGGTCAGGGAGATATTGATAAAGGTGCTGAAGTTATGCAGAATATGATGGACAAT